TACGGGCTACCTGCTATTTGGCCGGCGATGTTTATGGGGTCAGGCAGTCTTCATTCATCATATACAATTTCTGGCCCTGTTTTTGGGTATGAAAATTGTACTTGTTGCTACAGTGCCCAAAACGTAAGTATTGCTAATGGGGGTTGCGCATGGAATGCCGCCAACGGATATCAGCAGATACCTGCAGTAGGGGGCTATTCGCGGTATGCCTGTAACAACACTGATGCCTGCGGAGGTGACTCGGGCGGTATGGGCATGATCTGTGTAAGTTGGAACTGTAACTAAAGTTGTGGTATCTTAATAGGCATAGGGTCAATTCTGACCCTATGCCCTTTTAGAAAGCAGAGAAAGAAGAGAGATATTATGAGCAAAGCTTTTTTTATAAATGGTGGTGTAGGAAGAGTCCTGTGCGCTATTCCAGCTTTGGAGCATTATTTTTTAAACAACAAAGATGATTCTATTGTTGTTGCCGAAGCGTGGACGGAACTTTTCCTTACTAGTGAAATATTACGGGACAAGGTTTACCCGGTAAATCATAGAAATTTGTTCATCGATAAGATTAAAACAAGGGAAATAGTTAGCCCAGAACCTTATCGACTAAAAGAATATTACAACCAAAAATGTAATCTGATTCAGGCTTTTGACATGCTTATCAATGGGCATAAAGAAGTTCCTGAAACAAAATCTTTTAATTTATCTATTGGGAAAGCCGATCAAGTATTTGGGTACAACTTTTTGATGAACGTAAAAGTTCAGATGAAAAAGGAAAAAGTAATAATTTTGCAGCCCTTTGGCAGCACGGCTAAATTAGAAGGTAATTTTATTACCGACGATTCCGGCAGAAGTTTTGAGTATCGGGATTTGGCGCGGCTTGTCGAAGAACTTGGCAAGGACTATGCGATTGTAATGATGTCCGGGTTTAAGATACCCTCAGACAAACCAATGCCCGCCGTAATACCAGAAAACGTAAATTTGCTGCAGTGGATGGGGATTTTTAAGGCCGCCGATTATTTCTTGGGCTGTGACAGTGTGGGCCAACATTATGCTAATGCTTTAAAGAAACCTGCGACCGTTGTTATTGGGTCTACCTTTCCGGAAAACATTAGTTACCCACAAAACCCAAACTTTAAGATATTTGATATTGGGCTTGGAAAAAGAATCTATTCACCTTTGCGTATTTCCCAAGACTTGTTTATGGAACGATCAAATGAAGATTTAATGATTCTTCCAGACGATGTCTATAAAGACATTCTTAAGCACGTTAGAAACACGCTGGGTAAAAACAAATTTCAAGAGCAGGTTAAAAAAGCTCTTGCGTCCAATGAATCTTGCTGCGAGACAAAGTAATTATGAATAATACTGGATACATACTAGGAATTAGTCGGGGCCATAACGCTGGAGCCTGTTTGTTAAAAGACGGCAAAATTGTATTTGCCGTTGAAGAAGAGCGCCTGAGTAGGCACAAGTACGATGGCGGACCGTATGCTGCGATGATGAAAGTTCGCGAGTATACGGACAAGTTAGATTTTATTGTTGTATCGCACACCCAAACTTTTCAGTTTGTTTCTCAAAAAGTGGATTACACGGGGGACAACATCTACGTTGGTTTGGCAAGAAAACTGGGCTTGATCGACAGAAAAGCAAACATCTTTGAACACCCACAAGTAATAGACTTGGCGGAGCATCACCATAAAATCCATGCGTCCATGGCTTTTTACCGAAGCGGGTTTGACGAAGCAGTTGCCGTCGTAATTGATGGTGCTGGATCTTGCAAGCAAGCTGAGTACGCCAAGAATCCTATATTGTTGTGGGAAGTCGAAACTATTTTTGACTGCAGTTATCCCAATAATTTTGTAACTCTTCACAAACATTACGGAAGTAGGGATCCTGTCTCTTGCGACAAGATAACTATTCCAGGAGAAGTTTTTTTAGAAGAAAATCCGGTAAGTGCCTATATCACTGATCGAGCGGGTATCGTAAAACTTTACGAAGCGGTTACGGAATACTGTGGTTTCCAGGGTATCGAAGCCGGAAAAACCATGGGTTTGTTTCCCTATGGAAAGCCAAACGACAAAATACCTAAGCTTTTTAATTCTACATCAGACACTTTTCCCTTTGATTTAGTGGATAGAAACATTGTTGTCCCAACCTATCCCGGGTCAGCCTTCGTCAATAGAAACCTCTTTGAGTTTTTAAAAGACGATTTAGATAATCCAGAAAAGGATTTGACAAAGCTTCAGAGCAGACGCGATTTAGCCTATGCCTTACAGACGCAAACTCAGGAGCAAGCATTAAAACTGATTGTTCGAGCATCAGAGCTTTCGGGAAAGAAAAATGTTGTTTTATCCGGTGGGTATGGACTTAACTGCGTAGCTAACTACTTCTATTTAGAAAAACTCAACGAACTAGGTATCAAACTGTACGTAGAGCCTATTTCCAATGACGGCGGAACCGCAATTGGCGCCGCGTTGTGGTTCTACCATAACGCGACCGGCTCTAAAGATAAGTCCCCAAGCGACATTTATCTTGGCCCCAAATATGAATACACCGACCAACAGATATCGGATTTGTGTGAAAAATATGGGGCAACGATAGAGGATGCCGACGATGAAAAAATCGTTGATATGCTTATCGAAAAGAATATCGTCGCCATGTTTCAGGGTCGGTCCGAAAATGGACCGAGGGCCTTGGGCAATCGATCGATCTTGTTTGACCCCCGATTCAAGGACGGTAAAGACTTTGTAAACACCGTCAAGCGCCGCGAGTACTTTCGCCCGTTTGCGGGATCCATCCTTAAGGAAGACGTGCATGAGTGGTTTGATCTGCGGGGCATGGAAGCTAGCCCGCACATGATGTATGCCGTCAGCTGCCGACCTGGTGTGGAAGAAAAGATTCCTTCGATAATTCACGTGGACGGTTCCTGCCGAATCCAGACAGTGGCGGAGCAAGAGAATCCTTTGTACTATCGGTTTATTACCAAGTTCAAGGAAAAAACTGGGGTTCCGATTGTCTTCAATACCAGTTTTAACCTTGGCGGAGAACCGCTAGTAGAAACCCTTGAGGACGCTCTTTGGACCTTGCAGCAATCAAACATCGAATATTTGTATATCCCTGAATACGCAAAATTAATTTCGATTAAAAATGTCGCTTAGGGACGCTATAGCTGAAAAACATGACAAGGCGGAAAACCACCGCTTTGTCAAACTTCTTTTTTCTGGCCAGATGTCCAAAGAAATTTACGCGGACTATCTTTTTAACCAGTTTTTGGCCTACGCTAAATTAGAGGGGTTGGCTGAGAAGCACGGTTTGTTGGACGGCATTGAAGACATTAAACGAGCCGAATTAATGGACGCCGATCTTTTAGACTTGAAAGAGGCGTCGTTTTTACATAAAAGCACTACAAGATACTTAGAGTACTTAAATACAGTTCCCCAGGAAAAACTAATGGCCCATATTTACGTTCGCCACTTTGGTGATATGTATGGTGGGCAAATGCTAAAAAAGGTAGTTCCGGGCCAGGGACGAATGTACGATTTTGAAAATCGAGCAGAACTCATCGCTAAGACAAGGGAACGTTTAACCGACGATCTTGGCGAAGAAGCTAACAAAGTGTTTGATTTTGTCCTGGGCCTATTTGATGAGATAGCCGATGCCCACGATATTCCAACAACTTGAAGCTGCAGAAACCAAGCTACACGCCCGAATAGCCAAATTTACCCCAGTGGACGAAGGCCATAGATTTTCTTGGCCCAACTACGTCTATACCGGATTAAATTTCCGGAGAGCCCACCTAGATATTGTGGACGCTCGAGACACCAAAAAGCTGTACATGCTGCACCTAACGGTATTCCCCCATACCGATGATCCGGCTCCAATCTTTGGCTTTGACATTATTGCCGGGCCGAACAAGGTTACGGGCGCTTTCCACGACTTTAGTCCCGTGGCTGACTCGCACCCATTACTAGACTGGTTTAAAGAAAACGTCAGCAAAAACTCATGGTCAAAGGTCCGTCAACTACCGGACTGGGCCAAAGCAATTTTTAGCGACCACATGGTTGCTGCCGGCAATATTTCCGACGAGGAAGAACTGCAAAGATTGTTGGAGTTAGTGATTGCTAACCTTGACCATTACCTGGAAAATATAGGCGAGGTGTCTTGCGGGGTTGATTTTACGGAGGCACATAATTGGTACTGCCAAAACCAGAAAAAGAATCCGCACACCCCCAAGGTGATGGCGGCGCTTGGTCTGGATGAGGCGGAGGTAGAGATGTTTATTGACAAATGCCTTTTTCCGGAGGTTCCACGTGGAACTGATTTTTTGGACACTCGCTCACTACGCACTGGGTAAATAATGTTCGGTTTTGCCCCGTTTGCTCGGGTCCCATTTGCCTCTATCCCAAAAACGGGGGTACCAGCTCTTGCTGAATTGACCGGCCAGCAAATGCTCGGTCTTTTGACCGCTCCAACAGTAAACGGCGAGGCCTCCGTTTATTTGATAGGTCAAGAAGGCGAAATATTCACAGGATTGCTGCGGACGGATTCGGCATACCGGTTGACCGGCTCGTCAATGCAGCTGTTCGTCGAAAACCTGGCGGTCAGTGGAAAAGGTTCAGTTAACCTCTTTGGTCAAGAACTAGTCAGTGCCACAGGTTCTCTCAAGACAGGTATCGCCGCCTTCATCCTAGGCCAAACTCTTACTGCAGTGCAAAATAGCGTTGCCGTAAGCGGCAAGGCAAATACCACGATTACCGGCCAAGAGTTGCTTTCGGCATTGTCCAGCGTTTTAGTTAGCGCAAAGGCCTCTGCCCTTATTACCGGCGAACAGGCTGCCCTAATACAAGAGTCGGTTCAGGTTTATGTGGTTACAAACGTAACCCTGAGCGGCCAGCAGATCCAATCCGCAATAAACTCGCTCCTTACTTCCGGGGATGCAAACACCCTAATTACAGGGCAGCAGTTGCTGTCTGTGCTTAATGGCGTCACGGTCAAGATCACCACGAATGCCCCGCTATTCCCACAAGCTCCATTAGTTGGAAGCTTAGGAACCATAACCGCAGCGGGAGAAGCTGTCGTCTACCCAGTAGGCCAACAGGCTATTATTACGCTATCCAACGTGCTAGTATGGGGAGATATTCCGGTGCCCCCACTACCCAACCCGGATTGGACGACGGTTAATGATCAGCAAGCTGGTAGCTGGGTCCCTGTCAGTGCCGCAAGCACCCCGAACTGGACCGATATCAACAAACCGCCGGCAACCTGGGTGGAGGTAGACGACGACCAAACCAGCAACTGGAACGAAGTAATTCACTAGAGGATAAATTATGCCTTCAGAGTACTCACCAAAACTACGTTTAGAGCTAATCGGGGCGGGTGAACAGGCCGGTCTGTGGGGAGCAACGACCAATAAAAATCTCGGCCAATTGCTGGAGCAAGCCATTGCCGGGGTTACGACCGTGGATTTATCCGGCGGCGGAACAATTACTTTAACTACGTTAGATGGCGCCCCGGACCAGGCTAGAAGCGCCGTTGTTAAATGTATTGGTGCCCCTCCGGCTGCGACAACTGTAGTTATCCCCACTCAGACTAAACTGTATGTTTTCCGCAACGATTGTGGACAAACCATAACGGTAAAAACTGCCCTTCAGGTTGGGGGAGTTAGCTTGTTAAACGGCGAAGCTACTCTAGTCTTTTGCGATGGCACAAACGCTATCCCGGGAATTGCAACGGCAGGCGTTGGCCCAACTACCGTAGCGAACGGCGGAACTGGCACAAATACATTCGTTGCAGGCTTTATTAAATCCCCGTCCCCGGGCGGGACAACCCCACTTACTTCTGTAGCCGCAATTAATATCGGAACCGGTTCGACCGACATTACTGGTGTATTGCCTGTAGGTAGCGGGGGCACCGGAGCGTCCACCCTGCTTTCCGGTCGAGTGCTTCTTGGAAACGGTGGCAGCACCCCAACACAATTGGCTGGTGCGGCAAACAACGATGTGTTGACGTGGGACTCAGGTTTAAATACTTGGAAGTCAGCAGCAGCCACCGGGGCTGGGGTAACTACTATCACTGGCTCAAATATTGGTGTTAGCCCCTCTACGGGTAACGTAACCATTACTTTAAGCAGCGCTAATGTAACCAATGCTCTAGGGTACACGCCATATAGCTCGGCTAACCCTAGCGGGTACATAACTTCTTCAGCCCTATCCGGTTACGCACAAACTAGCTCCGCTAATACTTTTACTCAAAACCAAACAATTAACACTGGTGGTACAAGTATTCTATATATGGGTGGTTCTACCCAAGGTCTGCAGTGGACTGGTTCTCAGTTACAGTTTGGTATTTTGTCCGGCACATACATGCTTGTTCAATCTGGACAATTTTTAACCAATACAGACAACGTTTTTAAACCTACTGCTGGCTCTTGGCTTGGCTACTCTGACCAGCGCCTTAAAGAAAATATCGTTGACTACACAAAAGGGTTGGATGCTGTTAAAGCACTGCGCCCCGTTAACTATAACTTTAAGGATGAACTTGGGGATCAAACTAATCGTAAGACCTATGCTGGTCTTATTGCCCAAGAAGTTGAACAGACTCCGCTTGCCAATATGATTGGTGAAGGACCAAATGGGTATAAGTCGCTAGATTCATCCGAACTTACCTACACACTTATCAATGCAGTAAAAGAACTATCGGCACAAGTCGATGCACTTAAGGCCGAAGTGACCACACTGAAAGGGGCCTGATCATGGCAGAAAGAAAACCTAAAAAGAAAGAACCTGCTCCGGTTAAAAAACCTAGGGCTCGTCGGCAAAAGGCGGAACCAGTAAAAGTAGAGACTTTAATCGAGTCTTTTTCAGATAAAACTCCTGACACTCCTCAATTTGGTGTTTGGTTAGTGATTGCTGCTGTTGCGGCTTTAATAATTGCTGTAGTGGTGAGCTAATGGGTTTTTGGGCATTTACTTTTATTGGCATTTTGCTAGGGTGTCTAGCATTGTCACTAATGCTATGGAGCTGGTAAATGTCCCAACTACCCGACCCGACAGATCCGTCAAAGGTCGTCCAAACTGCGCTTGGTGGCATCAAAGAAGCGCTCAAGGCTGGGCGAGATATCAAGGAAACCGCCAAAGAAGTCAACGCTTTTCTGGACGAAGAGGCCAAGGCCCGTGTGGCATGGCGCAGGAAGCAGCAAGAAGTTCAGAGGCGTGGCGACATGATGTTTATAGACGCCATCAACGAGTATCGAATTCTGTTCAATATTCGCAAGCAGAAAGAAGATGCGTTTAAGGGTATTGAGAAGGAATTTGGCAGAAAGGCAATACAAGAAGTTGAGCAGTTAGAAGTCCGACTGCGTAAGGAAAAGAAGGATCTGCAGAAGGAGTATGACTCAGATCGTAAGGCAAGTAGGAACGAATGGTTGGTGCTGGGTGTTTTGTCTTTAATTATTTACGCAGTACTTAAGCTTACAAAGGTGTGGTGATGGATAAGACAGCAAAAGAACTTGCTAGTAAATTCATAGGGATCATCGGTATTCCGGCTATCGTCCTCATGGTAGGCATGGTGATTTATTCAGCCCTAAACCTGTCTGCTGAGGCGCTGACTCCGATTGTAGGTATGGCTTCTGGCGTCATCATGGCTTTGATCTCAATGATTGGTGGGATTACCGGCACCAAAGACAAAGAGGAAAAGCCTGAGTTTCAGGTTATCCAGAACCTTATCGCTCGACTTGATCAGAAAGAAGCCCCGATGCGGGTAGATGTAGAAGACGGCAAAGTCACAGTTCGCAAGGGTGACGATACAGTCAATATGGAGAACTGCAAATGATTACTTTACTTTCTACCCTCATATCCTTCCTGATGGGCGGTCTGCCCAAGGTGCTGGACTTCTTCCAAGACCGGTCAGATAAAAAGCATGAGTTAGAACTCGCCCAAATGCAGACCGAGCGGGAGTTAAAAATGATGGCTGCTGGCTTTGCTGCCCAAGCCCGTGTGGAAGAAATAAGGACAGATCAGATTGCCATGCAAACGGCGGTGCAAGAACGTCAAGCTCTGTACGCCCACGACATCGAGATCGGCAAAGGCGCCTCCCAGTGGGTAGTCAATATGCGGGCTAGTGTCCGGCCAGTCATTACTTACGGTATGTTCTCCATGCTGTTATTCGTCAATATCTTCGGGTTTTTCTACGCATGGAAGACCGGGGTGCCGTTTGATCAAGCCATGTCGATCCTTTGGGATGAAGACTCGGCCATCATCTTTTCAAGCGTGATCGCGTTTTGGTTTGGAAGCCAGTCCTTTAAAAAATGAAAACATCCGAGGCAGGCATCCACGTAATGCACCAGTTTGAGGGGTATCGTGACCGGCCCTATTTGTGTCCTGCATCAATATGGACTGTGGGCTGGGGTGAGGTGCTGCATCAGGAACAGATTCGCCTGCCAGTGATTCGCAAAGAAGGCTATACCGGAATGATCAGAAAGGAGTTCCCCCTTGCACCAGAACACAATCGTCTATGGTCAAAGCCAGAACTGGAGGAACGCTTCAAGAATCTCCTCGTCAGTTTTGAGCGCGGTGTTCTTCGACTTGCCCCTAATTTATCTGGGCGTCAAGGCTTGTTTGACGCTTGTGTCGCTCTTAGCTACAACATCGGTGTAGGTGGGTTTCAGAGGTCTACCCTTCGCCAGCGAATAATCAGGGATGAGCCGTTGGAAAGAATTGCCGAGGGGTTTATGATGTACGTAAATCCGGGCAGTGCTTTTGAAAAGGGATTGACGCGCCGCCGCAAAGCTGAAGTCGCTTTATTTATGAGTTAGCCATGCCTTTACAAAAACTACAATTTCGCCCTGGCGTAAGTCGTGAAGTCACCAATTACACCAATGAAGGTGGGTGGTATGACTGCGATAAGGTTCGCTTTCGTGCCGGGTTCCCCCAGAAAATAGGCGGTTGGACCAGAGCTACTCCAGGATTTACTTATGCAGGCGTGGCCCGATCGATGATTAACTGGGTGGATCTTTCCAGTAATAACTTAATTGGCCTTGGAACAAACTCTAAGTATTACATCAACCGAGGTTTAACCGAATACAAAAACATAACCCCAATACGGAAACCGCCCGTATCTCTTGGAAATAACCCTTTTTCGGTTACTTCCGGCTCCAATCTTATTACAGTTACCGACACTACCCATGGAGCAGTACTTGGAGATTATGTAACTTTTTCTGGAGCAGTGGCATTTAATACGTTTACTGCGGTTGATTTAAATAAAGAATTTGAAATTGTAAACATTATTAATGCTAATACTTATCAGATAGCTTCTACTGTTTTTGCTAACGCTACTACCACTGGTGGCGGGGCTGCGGTTGTCGCAACATACCAGTTAAATATTGGCAATGCAGCATACAGCGTTGGTAATGGTTTTGGTGCAGGAGTATGGAACAGCGTCAATACGGGAGTTACAACTACTCTTACCTATACCTCTGGGACAGGCAACGTTCTTCTCGATAATGTTTCTACAACAATTAATGTCACTAGTACCACAGGATTTTCTGCTTCTGGGATAATTCGAATTGATAGTGAGATTATTACTTATGCTGGGATAACCCCGACCTCGTTTACGGGATGCACGCGGGGTACAAACCAGTCCATGGCTGCAAACCATTCTTTAGATCCAACTACCGGTTCCGCAACCCCTCCTCCGATTACGGTATATCAAGTAACTAACTTTTTGGGAACAACGGGTTGGGGGAATGCTTCTTCTGTTAATTTTGGAACAGGCATTGGGCAACAGCTAAGGTTGTGGTCACAAGATACTTTTGGCCAAGACTTGTTAATCAATCCCCGTGGGGGCAGGATTTATTATTGGCAAAACAATACTTCAACCTATCCAGCTGCAGTTCCTTTGGTAACTGATGTTCAAATTGTCGCTACAAACCAAGTGGTCGTATCTGACGTATCTAGGTTTGTTATTGCCATGGGCTGCAACTCATACGGGGATTTGACCCTTACGTTTGACCCACTTTTAGTACGGTGGTCAGACCAAGAAAATCCAAATGTATGGACTCCGTTAGCCACAAACCAATCCGGAGAATCTCGCTTGACTAATGGTTCGTTCATTATGACAAGCAAAAAGACACGCCAAGAGATCCTTATTTGGACAGACGCGGCTCTTTATTCCATGCAATATTTAGGGCCGCCGTACGTGTTCGGGTTTACTTTATTGATGGATAACCTTTCTATCATGTCCCCGAATGCGGCCACCGTTGTCAATAACGTGGCGTATTGGATGGGAACAGATAAATTTTATGCCTATTCTGGCCGGGTAGACACGTTGCCGTGTTCTGTTCGAGAATACGTATTTAACGACTTAAGTTTTGATCAAAGATTCCAAGTAGTTTCTGGGTCTAACGAGGGTTATAACGAGATATGGTGGTACTACGTATCTAATGATGAAGCCTTATTGGCGGTGGAGCAAAGTAGAACTCCACGACCAGATAAATATGTAATCTACAATCACCTAGATCAAACTTGGTATTATGGATCGCTCAGTAGAACATTCTGGTTAGACACTCCGCTGCAAAGTAACCCCCTGGCAGCGCTCCCGCTTGTATCTACCGCCAATCTTTTGACCGGTATCTCCGCTGTAGATACTTCAATTACTCTTACCACCACGGAAACTTTCCAACAAATTGGTGAAATACAAATTGGTGCGGAAAAAATTTCTTACGTTGGGATATCGGGTAATACTCTGCTAAATTGCTCTCGCGGGCATGAATCCACTACTCCGGCGACGCATGCGCAAGGGGCGGTTGTAGCGCAGATAAACACCAACGTCGGTACTTTGTTATTCCAAGAATTTGGTACAGACGACGCTTCCACCGCTTCCCCGCAGCCATTTGCCGCATATATTCAATCTTCCGATTTTGATATTGGAGATGGGTATAACATAGGTTTTGTAACCAGGGTTATCCCTGATATAAGTTTTTCTGGCTCAACTGCAGGGTATCCGGCAGTTGTTATGCAGATTAAGCCTCGTTATTTTTCTGGATCTGATTACGGCGCCCCAGATAATTTAGCTGTAGATTCCGCACAACCGTATAGTTCTGTTGTACGGTCATACACTATTCAACAATATTCCCAACAAATATCCACTCGAGTTCGTGGTCGGCAAATGAGCTTCAGGATTCAATCTGGCGGGCAACTTGGAACAAATTGGCAATTAGGTTCTCCTCGGATTGATATTCAGCCGGATGGATTACGCTAATGGCTGAAGTAACCCTACGCGGATCAAAGACCCCTAACCTACCTTTAGGGGGTCCAGAATATAGTTCAAGATATCAGGAACAACTGAACAATATTCTTCGACTATATTTTACTGAGATAGATAACATAACCAATGCTGTTTTGTCCCCCAGAGGAGGCAAATTTCTAGACTTCCCCTATATTGCAGCGCAAGATACGACAGATCAATACGCTCTTGGGAATGATATTCCGACCATAGTTGCATGGAACACACTCGACTATGGAAATGGTTTTACCTTGAACCCCGGATCAACGGCCACGGCCCAGCAAAGCGGGATCTACAAAATCGACTACAGACTACAGTATGCAAATACGGCCAATGCCCAACATGACGTTACGGTATGGCTAAAAGTGAACAACGTAGATGTTCCCGGTTCAGCCAGTAAATTCACTGTTCCGGCAAGAAAAAGTGCCGGGGTGCCGTCGTACATGGTGGCTTATTCCAACATTGTTTTTGCTTTATCGGCCGGCCAAAACGTTGGACTTTGGTGGGCTACAGAGCTAGCCTATAACCCAGTAGGACCCGTAAATGGGGTGTATATGGAACACCAAAATGCCCAAACCGTCCCATATCCCCACCCGGCCGTGTCATCAGCTACTGGAACAATAACCTTCTTGTCCCGGCTTACCCCGCCATGATAAGTATGCATAGACACAAATGGCGTGAATACGCCATAATAGCACCCAAATTCGCGTCCTTTCCCGACGCGCGGACGATGTAGGTCCATTGCCCAATTTGGAAAGGACAGAAATGGAAGACCAAGGAATCATGGCCTTGCCCCAGGCAGGCATGCAAGCACCAACGGCTCAACCCGTTGCCCAGCCCGGACAGGCAGAAATGGCGGCCTTTGAACAGGCCCGGATGCAGATCGACCCAAAGGAATTTGGGGACTCGCTCTTAGAAGAAGCAAGAAATGCTGATCCAACTGCGGTCAACGAGTTCGTTGAGATGTTGCAGTCTATTAATCTCCCGCCAGAGGCAATTGATGCCCTGGGGCAGGTTGTAGACGCTATCCTTGCCGACCCACAAAATTATCCTCAAATTCGAGCAGATTTATTGGCCGAAGGTGTGCCGGAAGAAATTCTGCCACCTGAGTTTGACCCCAATTTCTTTGCTGCCCTAAATATGGCGTTGGATCAAATGAGTTCCAATGCTATGGCCCCTGCTCCGCAGGCCTTTGCTAAGGGCGGCATTGTTCAACTTAACCCAATTGCTGCTTCTTTGGCCAACCAAGGCCGACGCGGCGATCGTCTTTTAGCTCACATTACCCACGGGGAAGCACGTTTGCTGCGCCGCAGGGGCGGTTCAGGAACCATTAACCCAGATACGGGTTTACCAGAATTTTTTATTGACAAGATTGTTAAAGGCGCGGGTAGAGTACTTAAAGGTGTAGGCAGAGCCCTTAAAGATGTGGGAAGAGGAATCAAAAAATTTGCTTCCTCTAGTATTGGCCGCGTAGTCACCACAGTTGCTTTGGGATTCTTTCTTGGGCCCGCTGCTGCGGCCGCCATGGGAGTAAGCGCCCCCGCTGCTGTAGCTGCTATGAGCGGATTTGTTGGCGGCTTTGGCTCTTCAATGCTGGCTGGACAAAACCTTAAAAATTCATTGAAGACCGGCGCGTTTAACGCGTTGCTTGCGGGTGCTACTGTTGGAGTTACTACTCCAGGAGCATTTTCATCAGTATCTGGCGCTCCGACTACTTTTTCTCAGGGACTTTCCCAGCAGGTAGATAAATTTACCGGCGGCATTAAGTCATTAATCGGCGGCAATGTTTCACAAGCCCCGGCCCCCGGACCACAGCCTTCCTTACCCAGTGTATCGCAAGCAGCGGCTCCTGATGTCATGCCCCCAGATGTTGCAAGCGGTGATTTTGTTAATCGAGAACTAGCTAAACGTGGTTTGGAGTTTAATCCGTCGGGTGGTCCTTTAATTGAGGGAATGCCGTCGGATGTTGCAAGCGGTGATTTTGTTAATCGAGAACTAGCTAAACGTGGTTTGGAGTTTAATCCGTCGGGCGGTCCTTTGCTTGCTACTAATCCACCGCCTTCAGTAGCTGCTACAGGGGCTGGAACTCCTCCCCCTAGTCTTGCTGATAGAGCTGCTGGGATGTTTAAGAGCGGTACACAGGGAATTATGGATTTTTACAATCCTCCCGCAGATATGGCCGCACAAGGGCAGTTTGCTTCTAGATATGGATTACAGGTAACCGATCCTTCTGCTTCAAACTATGCCTTTACAAAAGACGTTTCTCCTAAAATACAAGATGCGATTATTAAGGCGGGACAGCCAGCATTTGGTACAGGAACTCGTCTTGCAGCGACGGGACTCGGCGCACTTGCTTTAACCGGCGGATTTAAACAAGAACCTGTGCAAGCACCCAATATCGTTCCCCGTGTAACAGGGCAAGATCTTTTGCGGGATAACCCGAGTCTGTACGGCGTAAGAATTGGTGGCGCACAAACTGTTTACCCACAACCAATGTTCTTGTCTAATGGTGGAATTGCCGCTGTTGCCCCACGTAAATATGCGTTAGGGGGCTATGCTAACGGCGGAAAACCACAACATTTCCCCCGCAGGACAGGACAAATTTCTGGCCCTGGAACAGAGACTTCTGACTCAATCCCAGCGATGCTGTCTGACGGCGAATTCGTAATGACTGCAAAGGCAGTTCGAGGTGCTGGTAGCGGATCCCGTAGGGAAGGTGCTCGCCGCATGTATCAAATGATGCGTGCTT